TGTGGGTCATCGATAATAAGTAAGTCCGCCCCTCGTCCTGTGATTGAACCGCCTACCCCCGCTGCAAAATATTCTCCACCATGATTGGTCTCCCAACGGCCTTTAGCCTTACTATCTTCTCTAAGACTAACATCTCCGAAGATACTTTTGTAGTCTTCGGTCTCCATTAAGTTTCTAACTTTGCTACCGAACCGCGAAGCTAGTTCAGCATTGTGTGATACTTGCATAAGTTTCATCTTAGGATTTTTACCGATCATCCAAGCAGGAAACAAATAAGATGCGAACTCTGATTTAGTATGCCTTGGTGGCATATTCACAATAAGACGTTTAGATACTTTTGAGGCGATATCTTGAAACTCATTTGCGATGATTTGATGGTGCCCCCATTTTTCCGGGTCCTCTGTTTGCCTATAAATAAAATCAGGCCACATAGCTTTTACAAATAATAGAAAGTTGTCCTGACATAGCTTTATATACTCAATCTGTTTCTTGAGTATTAAGGTTCTCAACTCATCATCAGTTAATTGATCTAAATTCATTTTCTTAATTTTTTGATTTTTTGGGTCCCTTCTTCTACTAGATCACAAAATATATCAATAAGATAAATTATAAAATACCAAATAGATACAAAAACAAATAATATACCCATCATTATGTTAAATAAAATATTACTCATAAATTTCATACCGTTTCACCATACACTATTTCTATTCGACTTGCTATAAACTCTTTGTCGGCAGAAGTACCTTCTGCTAGAACGTGGCAAATTTTTAAGAAAAGCAGGATTTAGGTTGTTGGTTTTACTGAGCCTTCTATATAGATACACCGATAGCCCTTACGGGCTACCGATACAGACGTTATTGGAACTGTTTATGTACTTAACTTAGTAATTAAATAACTAAACTTATTAACGATCTTTTGTTTGAAGTCATCTATTAAAGGGTTACCAGTATTTTCTAATATTAACTTCTCTACCTCGCCCTCTAACATTTTATACATCACTTCATAATTCAGCTTACTAATTGCAGTAGGGTCTAACTTACTGTTTTCAGTTAGCTGAGTATTAGCCGATTGCTCGGCTAATACTTTTGATATGTTCATTGGCACATTAGGCATTGTTGTCGCCTATTGCTTTGTACTCCGAATATTCAATGTCAGTACAGAACTGATTGAATAAATCGTTGTGTTTGATTTTGAAGTTAGCAGTTTCAAACTTTTTTCTTTTACGTTTGATCTTCTGCACTCCATAACTATTTCCATTCTCGTCTTGAACAATAACTAGGTTTTGTTTTGTTCTTTCAAAAACATCAACTAAGTTTTGTTTCATCTTATCTAACTCTTTATTTAGACGATTGGATTGTAGTTTAGTTAAGGCATAAGCTAAGATGATTTTTTTCTCATCTGCTTTAAGCCGTCTTACCGCATTACTCATCATTGTCCTTTTGTTTGTTGTTAGTAATAGCTTGTCTTATCATATCCCACATAAACTTCAACACAAATGACCCAATATGAACACTATGTTAATAAATGTTCATTATGGGTTTTATTCGGACAAAGCTAGAACAAATGTAGAAAAGAATTAAAACTTATAATTTCCATTAACAATAATATGTAGATAATTATTGCTGGTGAAAACCAAATTAAAAATCCCACAGGTTACCCCCTATCCTTTTTAAAAAACGACATTAGCCAACCCACGAGACCCAACACGAGAAGTATCGTGAAAGGTATGTGGGTTAGTATAAATAAGATTATAAAATCTACCATGAGCAAGTATAAACGACAGTCTTGCCGTCTTTGATTGCCTCTTTACAGAACTTCAAGAACTTTAAGTCTTGCGACTTGTATTCTTTGACAGATTGCTCTTGAAATTGCTGACCCCAAAAGAATCCGTCAGGCGTGAACGAGTTATGGAAATTAGATTTTACTTCTTCTTCCAACTCTTTGACGACATCTTCGGTAATGTAAACTTCATCATATCCGTTCATACCAAGATGAGACATATCAAAAGGGTTAAAGTCTTTATCCTTTTCCTTTTCTTGTTCTTTCTTTAGTTTCACTTCATTTTGTTTCTCAAACATTTTATTCATAAATGTTTGAAGTCTTGCGTGCTTACGCCAAACAAAAACGTCTTTCTTTTCCGTCTGACTTTCTTTCTCATCATCTGAATAGTATTTTTTCCAATCTATCTTCCTATTTCGTAGATGAGCATATTGATCTAGTCCCATATTATTCTCCTTGTTATTTTTTGAGGGAAGAGCAAATTAATAACTAGTATTTCTCTCCCCCCTATCTGTCTTATCATATCCCATATCAAAGTCAAATAAAAAAAAACAAACGCTTTTACGAACACGTCTGAAGCACCTGTGGTACATGTGAACTTTAGAATGATTCTAAACAACTCTCTTCCAAACGAGAACGAGCGAGAGCTTCACGCAATGTGCGCTGCCAGAAGCACCAGGAGCCCCAGTGCTGGAAACATAACTCCCGGGTAAACGAGACAGAGTAATACGAGAAACGCAATCACGCTGCAGCTCCTGCACGCTCATGTATGATTCTAGAAGCTACTACTTCCACAGCCCACCAAACGAGCTCATTCTTGAGCTGTGCCATCGAAACAGCTTCAGGTGCTACCCGGTGCACAAGATCCATTGTCTTGAGTCCTTCCTGCTGCGCGGCTTCATATAGTTCGTCCCAGATCTCCACCTTGTGCTGATCATGAAACGCAGTTGTTTCTGTATAGTAAATCAATCCGCTGATGCCTCCGCTGCATCCGTGTAGAACTATGTCTTCTATTCTTACTACGTCATCTTTCTCCTTCTCGAGAATCCATTCTTTAATCGTTTGCATATATATCCTTTATTAATTGTTCAAGGACCAGCCTTGGAGGCGAACATAACTAGACTACTAGTATATCGATGACCCCGCACTCCAAACTAGGTCACGCTCGTTGCCGGTCCAGATGTATACATAAGACTAGATGGGAGATAAGTCAAGCAAAAAGTTCAGGTATTTTTTGTACCAGCTCCTGGCTGCAGTCGTGATGCTTTAACGTAGTTTGTCATTACCTTTATCCTTTCCTGAAACGAGAGCTTCCCAGAAGGTACGTCCTGAAGACTGAGCTGCAGGTACACATTCATTACCGATCCGTTGAACGAGAACGAGGATTCTTGAACGAGAATCAGTTATCGCCACAGTTCCCGCTATGCGGTATACACAGTCGTATACTGATCCTCAGATATTAAATAAGATGTTATGGGATCGCTGTCAAGGGAAATTTTCAGGGGACGCTGCACCATGCCTCGCTGCAGGGGGCTCACCCAGTGTCCTTTGAACGAGAACGAGGTTCACGTAACTAAACGAGAACGAGGGCTTCGCTGCCAGGAGACCTGAAGGGGGGCTGAACACAAACAAAAAGGAAAAAGTTCGCCCCCGAGAACGAGGATAAACGAGAATTACTCTCTTGCCAAGTCCAGCTCGCTGCAGGTCCCGCCAGATGCAACGTTAACAACGAACCGTTGTTCTTGCTTCATTGAACGAGAACGAGCTTTCGCTGCAGGGAGATCCAGCAGCTCCCAGAGCGCATCCTGGAAGGACGGCCAGTGTACGGGAAACGAGAACGAAAACGAGGGTTTCAGTTTGCGAGGATCACGAAACGCGGACAACGGTCTATAAAGTTTCAACTTCTTCTCCAAGAGGGTCTCATTGCAGATGAGAACCCGACCACCATGTTCAATTCGTTTATTTATCCATGATATTTGCCATTTAGATAGCTTAGGATAACCAACTTTATCCGATTTTAGCTCCATCCAAAATTCTTTACTAGCAAAGCACCCATTAATATCAGGTATACCATTCATTGTGCTAGATTCTATGCGCACTAAATGAGCTTTTGGGCAGTTCTTTTTGATTCTTTGCCACAACTTAGACTCACGTTTTTTCATAAATTATTCAGATCGGTTTAGCACCTTTTCCATCTTTGTTACGCTGGATCTAAGTAATACATTTCTGTCGGAAAACACAGCCGATTCTTCATCATACGAGGCAAATGTCCATACGTGTTTACTATCTTTATCAAAGATAAATGCGTGTGTAATCATCTTTGCTGGTTTAAGTTTTTTTACTTCACTAGCTTCAGCATGCCCAGCATCACCGCACGGATCCAACCAATAGATTCGATAATAATAATATTTTTTATCACCAACGACAGCTTGTTTGTATTTACTTTTTTTCCGTCTTAACATGTATCCTACCTAAATTCATTCTTAAATCATTGTTATGTACTTCGTTGAATACAGTAATGAAAGAAGTCCAATTATTACTTTTCAGGTAGTTCTTCTGTCTCTGGCTTAACTTCAATCGTTTTGGCGTTGAAACCATCGATTTTGTTTGAAAGCTCTGTGAGTTTTTTCTCAAGCTCTGCACGTGACATACCCTCCAATCCTGATACTTTTACTTCTCGTTTATCAACATATAAACCAGCTAATTGTCCTGATCTAAATTCTGCGTTTATTGCTGATGCGTATTGTTTCTCAGTATATGCTGCGTCAGCGTACTTCTCTAATCTTTTGTATCTTCTAAGCTTATCTTTTTCATACTTAGCTTTTGCTATCTCAAGCTGTTGATCTAAATATTTAACTACGTGTGGATTATGTCTTCTTTGTGTAAGTCTACTACCAATATCAGAAAAATTTTTATCGCTCTTAGCTTCATAGCCTGCTCTTTTGCAAGCCTCGCCCTTTGTAATCTCACCCCAATTAGCAACAAGAATATCAATAAACTTTCTTTGTTTAGGAGTTAAATCATCTATAGTTCTTAATGCTTTAGATTTTAATGCCATTATTTTTTCTTTAACCTATTTTTTCTTTTTTCTCTAGCTCTATGTGATGCTCTATGTGCTTTTCTTAAACTCAATTGATCTAAACCTATTAAATCAGCTACACTGTCTTGAAACCTCTGTGTTGGTGTCTGTCTTCTTCCACCAAAAGCTCCAAACAAAGCTGCTTTTTTAAAAGTATCAAGATTAA